CTCCATCTGACATTTACGCTGATAGGGCCGCATTACACACCGTGCTGGATGACGGTGGTCTGTGCGCACTTGAAAGTAATTTATATACCGCTAAGCGGTGCCGTTAAGCTCCAATCATACCACAGAAAATATCCTGTGGTCCTGAGGTATCACGGTCGAAGAGCAAGCGGGAATAGGCGCAGGAGTACTTATCTCCGAACTTCATGCCTTCCATACTTGCTTCAAACTCCGACTGCATAGTGGTTGACCATCCATATTGGTCATCCAGTGACAACTGAATGTCACTCGTCGTTTCATGGAGACTGCGATAGTCCATTTTATGTTCCATGAATTTGCGATCGAAATGTGCTTCGTGCTTCTCAGTCAATTGGAGAATCTTGGTAATAACGGTCTTCAGTGGTGGAATGTGGTTGCAGGACTTCTGTAATCCCAATGCAACACCCTTCAACATTGATTCCTTCGAAACGTTGATGGGCGGGTTAATAATATACCCTAACTTGGCCAAAACTTTTCCAGGTTTTGGACCGAAGACATAGCCACTGGTGGTATTGTATAAGCGAGAGGAACAGAATTCCAATTGCTCGAAAGATTGGCGGTAGATGGCTTCACTATCAAATCCTAAGCCTGCCATCCCCTCCTTCCACGGAAACTCGACCTGCTCTAAGTGGCGCATCGCATTGTCGTCTCCTTGCAACAGCATTCTCATAGTAAATGAAGCTGAATGCACGGTACGACCCGTCCACTTGCAGTACAAGTACAAATGCGACAACCCATTGATGATCGAGTTCATCAGCGAAGTATATGGGTCACCGCTCTTACGCGTACCGTCACATTTGTATTTCCATCCATGAAGTGTAGTTCCGTGAGTTGAAATATTGGCAGTCATGAGATCAAGCACCGCACTTGGTGCACCAAACGTCTTGCATAACCATACTTCATACTCACACCACGGTCTTCTAATCGAACAATCGAACTTCCCAAGATCATCCTCAAGGATTTTACCTTGCCCCTCTACAATAAAGGCTGCGGCATCTTCAGACTTCACACCACTAGTAAAAACAAGATTAGAGCGTTTAGTATTCCATCGTCTCTTAAGTAAATCTTGTAACGCCATGATCCAAGGACCTACCAAGCATATAAACTCTGGCATTGCTCCTTGAATCAAGCGGGGTGCTTTGTCCTTCATTCCTCTAGGACTCTCATACAGGTTGTTCTCCACCTTGACAAAACTTGAACGCTTGGTCCACAGATACAACTGTCCTCTTGTGAGATGGGACATTTCTGTGATACCTTCTGATTGTAATTTGTTCATAGTTAACTGCAAGGTTCGCTTGACACTTGGTGATGCATTTGATCTCTTCAAATACTCTAAGAATGGAACTGACTTTACGCATCGCATTTTTGGGAAGAGTGCATGGTGATTAGTCTTACACCACTCGATACATGCCTGGAGATCATCTGTTGGTTCATCGGTATCAGCGAGAACGCGGGCATATAGAGCTTGCTCTTCATTGTGTTGATTGCTTGCGAAAGCAACTGGTGCATAGCCTTCAGTGTCAAAGCCATACAAACAGTGCCTGCCCTTCTTTGATTCAGGGTCTTTAAGGTGTTCTTTCATTCTCAACTCACCATCCTGCAGCGTAATGGAAGCCTTAGGTTTAAGCTTCTTTGGCCGCGGGAGACGAGCACAATTTATGAGGTTTCCAGTAAACCGGTTTCCATTGAGTGCATGTTGCAATTTGTTGAGTACCTTCTTACTCAAACCCCAATCGTTTTCAGCAGGCAACAGGGAGACATCCACTCCCCAGCTGAATCTTGCTCTTGTCTTCGGTCTGGTCAGTTCTCGACAAACACTAGTATAGCCAATGCTATGAGCATTGCCATTGATAGGTTGTGTCAGAACTTGATAGAGGAAGGCTGATCCAACACAGATCGCAGCGCCAACCACTACTGTAGCACCCAAAATGCACAGTCCAGTTTTCGTCCGAAGCGAGTCCCACGACTTGCCCATACTAATCCCAACAGCCGAACGCCAATAGGCTCGCGATACCACTCGAGAGACCATTTGTTGTTCATCCCAGGACTCAATCCACGCCACTGCTGGCGCGTAAAGGGTTGCGAATCGTTGTTGCTCGGCCGTGATACGTAACGTCGAACACATTTGCTTGGTTTTCTGCACACTAATCAAGAACTCTTCTTTAGTTCGCTTTCTGTGACTCCACCAGCTCATCAACTCCTCAACCAATTTTCCTGGTAGTTCAATTTCAACGTCTGACCCGTGAAAATGAACACCGTTATGTTTTACGAATACCTCATCGCCTGAACTGTATTGTGAATTATTCCAATAACCGACAAAGTTCAACGAAGGGAACGTATATTTTGTCGGCACAACATCGATCAGACGGCGCTCGTGATACTCAATGCACTGGTTATCCAGGTTGTCCTTATCCATTAGACGAACGACTGGTGGCCGTGCACTGCCTCTGTAGCCCAACCCACCTTTACCCCATTCGCATGTCACAGAATCATCAACTGGTTTTTTAGATGATTTTACTGGACTCGCTGCAGCCATTGCTGCGACAATATCAGCCACGCGTACGTTTTTTCCTTGAATATTAACGACGTCAACTTGGTATTGCGATGGTGTACTGGATGAGACATTGGCCTCAGGTTCTCGTTTTGGTTTATACTCACTCGCGCGAGAATGCGCAACCTCCGTTTCCTTCTTCAAATTTGACTCAGCATGCTTCGGTTGCTTAGGACGAATTTCACGCTTGCTGGTCTTAGGAAGGGAATTGGTGGGTGATACTTCCGGTGTGGTAGGGGTAGAGATGGAATCGTTGCGCAAATCACCAAATGAGAATAGGTCATCGCAAGGATATTTTTCTTCTTCATACTCAGGCTGGTCTTCCTCAGCGAGATACTGGAACCGTGTTGCTTGTGCAATTGGCTGCTCCATTCTCTTCTGATCTTTGACCTTACCCCCCACTACAACACGCCGGTAGCCTTCGGAATCCTCCATAAGTCCAATTTTCTTGTTCAGTTGTGACAGAGTAATTTTAACTGAAATTGGTTTACGGGATTCCGGCTCAGCAAAACTGTTGCGTTGACCGCACCAGACACACTGATTTTCCTTCACACCACTACCACAGCAAGCCGACACCGGGGTTGAACGTAATTCACCGGTAATAGGGTCGCTGTATGGGTACATAGCAGTGGGGATGGGTTTTGACTTGGAATTTCTAACTCCAACAGCAGGTTTCGGATGGGAATGCTGTTGCGGATTTGCACCGGAAAGTTTATCAGGGTTTGCACCTCTGGGACTTGTCTTTCCCTTTTCTAAAGTTTTAGCCATAGACGTGATCCTAAGATCTTGGTTCGGTTGTCTCGACCGTCGCCAGCGGGGGGGAAGCCCGGCCAGCGATAATGTCCACACTTCGTAGGGACCAACGGTAGTAATACCCATGGCTTGGGTTAGTATGTCTCACTCAGTCTAGTAATTTCAACGACTTAATGCGTCAATTTCCTTGAGTGGCCTTGAATTAAACACAACGAGTTGCTCAGGCTCTTGTGGTGGGGCTTTCAAGCAGCCCCAAAACTGGTACAGTTTGTTTGACCAGTTCGTCCCCATCCGACATCTCAGTTGCGGTATGGATACAGGGTACAAATTTACACCCTCGAGAAAAATAACCCACGGTAGAAGTACGTAGTGGGCGAAGAAACAAGATAACCTCTTATTTCTTTTACCATAAAAAACTCGCTCAAAGTCGCCCAACACTGTGGAGGGGTCACTGGCTCTGAACCAACAAAGAAGTATCAGCATACAAAACAGCTCCTTCT